TCTAATATCTTGCAACTGCTGTGCTTTTGTTGGGTCGCCAAACATTTTCTGACCACCTTGTACTACTGCATCGGCAAGTATACCTGTACCAAAAGCTCTTTTAACTTCGTCAGAATCACCACCACCTACTTTAGCTGCTAAAGCAGAAGTTGCGCCCGATAAAACAGCTCTACCTACTGGGTTTGTTAAGAACGAGGGCATTTTAGCCGCCATAGCAGGGTTACCAGTAGCCATAGCAATTCCAACAGGTACGGCTATTTTTAGAAAATCTCTGAATTTAAACATCTCAGGTAATCCTGTTTCGGGATTTATTGATACACCTCCAAGAGATGCTATACCTGCAACTTCATCTGGAGCCATATGCACGAGCATATTATCTCCATTCCTACCTTTACTTGCTATACCTTTTATAGCTGATTTCATATCATCCATTACGCTACCTTTAGTGTGCCACTATCATTATAAACTGTTCCTGTCGCTAGTCCTGATGCTGATGTGGGTAAGTTAGTTAATACAATATTTAGCTCTCCTGAAGTTTCATTAAAAGCCTGGTCTATTATAACATTTTGATTTTGATCTAGCACCTGTAATCTTGCGGTTTTAAAGATAATAGGTACTTCATTTTCTGAAAAAAATAGTCTTAATACACGGTTTAATTCATCGAAGTATCTTCTCTCGTATGAATCTGGTGGTATAGGTAATACAGGTACTGCCATTATCGTCTTCCGTCTGTTCTAATATCAATTCGTGGTGTACCTAGTTGCCATTTTGTACCTACTAGATCACTACCATCTATTCTAAGTTTTAACTGCCTACCTCTGATTCTTATATCTATTTGATTAGTATACAACTCTTGAGGAGATAATGCACTAGCTTGCACCGATTTTCCTGTCTCACTAGTGTAACTCCCGCCCGTGTAATTTCTAGGTGTGAGAGTCAAAGTAACATCTGGGTTTACAGTTTCAGAACCTGTGAATGTTAAGTCAGGTATCATTCTCCAAACAAAACTAAATTGGTCACCATCCCCAATATCAAAATCAGAAGATTCAATGTAAGAGCCTATAGCAACAGAACCTGAACCTGACGCATCATCAACTCCTACCTCGTGGTTTAGCGCTCGTCTATTATAATCAAAAGCTATTGGATATTGTCTAAGTCCACTATCTAACCACGCACTTCTACTTAACGTGCCATAATACCAAATATTTTCTAAATAGTTAAAGACTACATAGTTATTAATCTGTGTTTCTGTGCCTGTAGGATAGAACCACCATACCTCGTTATACTCTTCGTTTGTTCCTGAGATAACTTGAAACTCTTGCTCTACATTTATATTATCATAAACAAAACTTCTAAGGGTGCTTGGTAATGCTCTAACCTGACCATCAAAAACATAAAACTTATCTCGACCCATCCAAAACACAATATTATTTGCAACTGATACTGCGTTAGGTGACATGAGTGAAATATTACTCGCAAGTAATGTAAAACTAAAAACTAACGGGAGACCGATATACTGCATTGCATAAACAGCGGTATCTGTAAATATTAATATCTCCTGTCTTGTTTTTACAGCACTTACAATTTGACTACCTTGCTCTAATCTAAAATCACCTGCGCTATTTGTAGAAAGAGGTCTCCAATCTTGATAATCTTCTGAACTTGCCCATCTAACAAGTAGTGGGTCAAAAGCACCAGAACCATTTTGTTTATCTGCACCAAAACATATAACGTGCCTTGCTTGTTGAGAGATCATACTATAAGTTACTTGCGTTGGAATGTAAGTAGTATTTGAAGCACTTGCTGCAACAGCAATATCTTTTATAGAACGCATTCGATAAGTTATATCACTACTACTTGTATATGGCGCTCCTGTTTTCATAGAATTAGTTCCATCTTTATCGAGATAAAATATATCTCCTTGATAGACATTGGTTATAATATCTTCACCATAATTATCATGTACCCAAAGACGTAGTTGCTCTGCTAAATCTGAAAAACCTGTTTGTCCCCAAGAACCTGTACTCCATGTACCAGAACTCCAACCTGAAGTATATGAAAAAATCTCTTGACCTGGGTTAATTTGATATTCGGCTTTAGCAGAATTTCCACCCCCTGCTCCCGCTCCACTAGCTGCGGAATCTACAGTAATAGTATATGAATTTGCATCTACATAAGTTAATCTATGTTCTTTGTTAATTTCAGCCGCAGGTATACCATTAAAAGTTGTAGCTCCACTAAAGGTTACATATGTGCCATTTTCTGCTCCATGTCCTGTATCTGTTACAGTTACTGTAGTTGAGCTTGAAGCAGATGTAAAAGGGTTATTACCCAAAGCCTGTAATTCTCGTACTGGAGTTTTGTCTACATACGTTTGACCATCTAAAACATAATATTTAATATTTGTTCCTACACCAACAAGATTATCACCATCAAGTGCAATCCAATTAATAAGTGTTCTTGGAGTGCCAACAACTTGTGTATCAGCTACTCTAGTCCAACCACCTATTTGTTCTGGGAATCCTTTTTTAAAACGTACCTTATCACTTTTATTCCAACCCATTTCGTTACTATAGTTGGTAATTTCTTTATTGACACCTGGTCTAAACTGTAATTTTTGTAATGGCATTATGCGAACTTAAATTGTTTTACACCTTGTTTATTTATGACAAGAGCATTTCCTCTTAATGGCTTGTCACCCTCTGGTATACTTATATGCACCCACGAATCAAACTCCAATATGCATTGGTCATAGCCAAACCCGTTACGTACAATATGTACCATTAATTCTTTTGCTGTCATACCTGGTGACCTAATATCTGCCGCACATCCTCTACGATGTTGACTGGAGTCTTTTGAACCCACTGCATCATTAAGTTGTTTTGAGCGATATCCAGAATTTATCATAATAGGTTTGCCAAGATAGTCTCTTATTTTTTGCAGTAGTGTTGCAAGTCTTGATAAATTTAAATCAATAGTTTCGTCATTAGGAGAATTATCCCAACCACGCCTTGCTGCCATATCAGAATGGATAAGTTCCTCGTAGGAAAAATTTAATGTAAGTTTTCTCATTTTTTATCCGTCTTTATAAATTCATTTTTTTGTTTTGAACCAGAGCTACTACCAAAATAGTATGCAACCACAGTACTGGCAGTACCACCAAGCCAGCCGATAGCTACGTTTACTAGCCCGATGTCAGCATTAGGTGTAGGTAAAAAAGTAACAGCACCAATATATCCAAAGAAAGCTAGCATAGTAAGAATAGCTAAAACTGTTGGTGTATGATCGCCCAGCGCTATTTGTCTTTTCCTTGCACTGTCTCTATCGTCTGCTGATATCTTAGCTAAATCTATATCTAGCTGTTTCATTTGTACTTTAAAATCTGCATCGGCTTTCTTTAATGCTACGAGTTGTTCTGGTGTTGCTTTTTCTACTGCTTCAAATATTTCATTGTCACTGGCTTCATCTTTACCGAGCAGAGCTTTTGCAACTACCCTACCTGCCATACCACCAATCGGGCCACCAAGTGCAGTGCCTATATTAGGAGCAACAACAGAAAGAATTGATTTGGCTTTTTTTAATATATCCATACTTATCCTACTGCTAAAACTGCTTTAGTTAATTTATATATAATCCAAATAGTAACACCTATTAAAGCACCTAACAAGCCACCCCACATCGTCCATTCGATGACTTTCTGCTTTTTGTAAGCCGCTAACTCTTTGGCTTTTTCTGCTTCTCTTTTTAGACGTATGCGCTCCCTCAAAATCTCTTCATATAGGTCAGCGTTGCCGCTCCAAATTAGCTGTTCTTTGAGGTCTTTCTCAGCTTGCCTTAACTTTCGAGCATTCATCACATTACGCATTGCTTGAGAGTTTATGTTTTTATTTTTATTCTTACTCTTTTCTTCCTGTGCAGCTTTCTGCACATTATCACGATGCTCAAAAAAATCTTGGAGTTTATCTCCTATATCAGAAACATCTTGCCCAAACTTAATTGCTTGCTTGATTCCTTTAACAGCAGCGTTAGCTGCAGCGAATGCTGAAATAGGGTCTATCATTACTTTACTCCATTAAAGGGCCATGCTTTAGTTACATCCTCCTCGTCTAAATTAATTTTACGCCTGTTAATAATCATTCCTTTTGGTATTTGTAATCTTGCATTAGTATGTTCTGAATCACTATCATATGTACTCGCAATAACTATATGCTTTCTTGTCTCTGCTATTAAAAATCCTAGTGTAAAACATGTTGATTGTTTTACATCCTCTTTCTTTAATTCTTCCCATGATGCATCTGCCATCGCATCGTCCCATTCGATAAGATAAATAGGATATTTATGTTTCATTAAGTTTTTATACAGTAAAGAATAGTCGCATTAAATGGAGTAACTTCGTCAGCAGTTGACACAGTTGGGCCTCCTCCTCTGGCTTGTTGAGGATTACCAACATACAATCGTTCAGAAGTATTTCCACCTTCTGGTCTAACATTTGTCCGACCAGTGATACAAATCCTATCAACAGGGTCTAAGTAGTTAGCGTTATTCTGCATAAACATATAATCGTCGGTCGCATTGAGACTACCACCAAAATTTTCTGATCTAAATTCATGTGAGTGTGTCTTTACTTTATCTATACTTTTAGCACCAACTGAACCACCATTATATGTGTTAGTATACGTTTGTGACCCCGAACCTCTTAAGAAAGCTCCTCTTAAATCTGGTAAATTAAAAGTAGACGAACCATCCCCTACACCCCACGTTGTAGAGAGTGCGCTAAATAAAGCTGAATAAGTTGTACGACTAATTTCTGATCCGTCACAAGCTAGATAACCAGTAGGTGCAGATGTACCACCAAAAGTAATAATAGTCCCAGCAGGTGTTAGTGAATTTGCAGTTGCAGTAGTAAGGTTGGATGATGTTAGTTGAGCTAAAGAAAAAGCTGAACCGTTACTTGTTAATACTTGATTATTAGAACCCGCACTTGTTAGACCTGTACCACCATTAGCGATAGCCACAGCGCCTGATAAATCAGAAGCTGGTACATTAGTTATAGCTAAAAACACATCTGTAGCATCACAATAAACAACTGTTGTTTTACCGTTAGCAATAGTTACTGTTGAAGAACTAGACGCTGTTTTAATTCTAATACTTTGACTACCAGAAGTAGCGTTATGTATGACGTATAATTTTTCTTTTGAGGGTATAATAATATCTCTTGTTGTAGACAAAGAACCCCCGCTAAATTTTAAAATCATTTGCCTTGCTTCATCAGTTGCACCATTATTAGCACTTAATGTTTTATTAGCATCACTCATGGTAATTTCAGAAAACCCTGCAATAGCTTCTTCAATTAGTGTACCTAGGTTTGTATTTGTTGTATCTCCCCAAGTTCCTGATTGGTCACCTGCGGCCATGAGTTCTAGTCTTAATCTATCTGAGTATGTACTTGCCATAATATTTTCCTATAATTAATCTGGTATATCCGTCCAATTTCCATCTGGACTATCTGTTATTTCTGTCCAACCACCACTAGGGCCATTTGATATTTCAACCCAATTACCATCTGGGCCATCTCCTATAACTTGCCATACTAATGGTCGTGATGTTCCTGATGTTATTACAGCGCCTGTAGCTGATACATTCGCTACACCCCTTATTGTAACAGAACCCGCAGATAAAGTAATGCTTTGTCCAGTAACGAATATGTTATTAACTGTTGTTACACTAACCGTTCCGTCTGATACAGTTATTGCTTGACCTGTTGGAGATACGTTTGCACTACCTGTTGCAGTAACACTATTTAATGCACTAGTAATTTCTTGGCCACTTACTGTCAAATTAGCATCGGCAGTTACTGTCGCTGTGCCATCAGATACTGTTACTGCTACACCTGTTGGTGATATATTTGCTGTTCCTGTTACTGTTACACTACCTAGAGCTGAAGTTATTGCTTGCCCTGTTAGTGTGATGTTTGCATCTGCTGTTACGGTTACGCCATTAACTAGAGCTTGAAACTGTTGCCCTGTTAGTGTGACATTAGCTTTACCTGTAACTGTTACCGTGCCTAATGCACTAGTAATTGCCTGACCTGTTACATTATTTAAACTATCAGTTAGAGATGAATAACTAGCCTGTGAATAAGTATGAAACCCAAACATTAGTCGGCATCAGCAATCGTGAGTGTACCTGCATCAACTTGACGCATGATTTCATCGTAGTGTCTGTTAGCTGTATCTAATGGAATATGCACTTCTTTGCCATCAACAGTAGCACAAATTGATGAGTTATCGCCATTATCATTAACTGTGTATTTTGCATTTGTAATATTCATTTTTATAACTCCGCATCAAATGTAACAGGATCATCAAGAAAAATAGATGAAGTATCATTACTCCCAGCTACTCTACCCCAAAGCTGTCTAGGAGATGGATAAGGATTACTAAATGTTCCTGAATTTGGTGTTGTTGAAACTGTTGGGTTTGCTCTCATTGTAGTAGGATAAGGGTAAATTACATCTCTACTTGTAGAACCATCATTTCTTAAAAAAGTTGGTATACCTGTATTGGTAACTCTATAATAGTATCTTTGACATTTTTGTAATGTACTCGCATATGGCTCAAACTCGAATCCTGAAGCGGTAGAACCGACCTCTAGTTGACAACCTGTTATAAAAAATTCGTTACTTGTAGAATCTGCTAGGTTAACTATACCAACTGCTGTATTTGCACTTGTGAGTGATTCCCATGATGTGGCAAGTGTTCCTGATGTAAAATTAGAACCAGCACCAAGCCACCATTGAACCCATAATGACGCACCATTGTCATTATCTAATGTTCCTGAAGTATCACCAGGAAAGGTAATAGTCTTCTTCTCCCAAGTTGATGCACTATCTATTGTGTAGGATTTAGAAATACGCCTAGTGTTATCTCCATCATACAAACTCGCAATATATGTTCCAGTTTTATTTGACTTCACCCAAAACGACATAGTTATTGCTTTAGCATTAGAAGTTCCTTTTAGTAAATGCTGGAGGTTCTGACCTTCTATTATTTGTTGTATCTGTAAAAAATCTCCAGCTGCTGGACTTGCATCTGCTGTGGTGCAATCTAATTTTAAACTGTAACCAAAACCTTGTGCTGATGGAACATCAGTTGACCTAGATATCGTAAATGCACCCAGACCAGATACTCTTGTTTTCCATCTATCAACTGTTGAATAAATATCTGTGCTAACAGATACCGAGGTACTTCTTTCCCATATGTTCATACCTCCATTGATTAGCAAATTTTTGTTGTTAAAAATAAACGCAGTTCCATCTGGTTGTTCTAGTGCTTCTACTCTAAGTGTACTCATTTTCTAGCCCTTTGGATATTTATCTTTTACCGCTTTTATTTTTGCTGTCATGTCATCTGAAAACGCACCAGCTTTATACAAATCATCTAGCTG